CACTCTTCACCATCACCTACTTCCATTTCAGTTTTCTCTACGTTACAATAATGTTTCCACATATCTTATTCCTTGTTTAATTTATTAGCACAAAAATCATGTATACCTTTACTCGTTTTATGTAAATCTATTGGCATTGTATTATATTTTCTATACCTACCTGTTGTATAATAATAAACAAAAGGTTCTTTCTTCTTATTAAATATTTTTAAAAACCCACCTTCTAATTTAGATTCATATTTAATATCTTGCATTATAAGATATTTACAAACTTCTTGTATAGGTTCATGTGTATTTCTTCTTTTTATTTTAATCATTAGAATGGTATCTCCTCTTCGTTATTATTATCATCTACTTCATAAGGATTGTCAATCTCTTTCATACGACCAGTATCTTTATCATAGAAGAGATGTGTAGCTATACCAGTATCACCAGTATATCTGTTCTTTAATATACGTAGTGTTGTGGTATTAGAAATAACATCATCTTCATCTTGCTGATTTCTTTCTAAAGCAATCACACTATCAGATAGATGTGCAATAGACGCACTACCTCTCAAGTGAGACAGAGTTACCTCTCTTCCATTCTCATGTCCAGTATCACCTGCAGGTCTACGTAGATGTGATACCAATAACAATCCTACACCTGTCTGCTCTACCAGAGAACGTAGCTTTGTCATAAGAACATCAATAGATTTTCTTTCATCTCCTTCTTCCTGTCCAGATACAAGTATAGATAAGTGATCAAGGAATATCCATTTACAATCCAATGCTTGTGCCATGAATCGTACTCGTGAAAGTATCTCGTCATTAGAAATAGAACCAAAGTGATCAAAGGCAAAGAACCTACCACTACCCATAGTATTATCAAACCATGTGTCTAGTTGGTCTTGACTATAGTTCTTACGTATCTCATTAATATATAGTCTAGCATTTGCTTCAACAGACATGATATTAAATGCAGTATTCTTTGTACTCTCTTCCAATGCAAGTATACCTACATTATCATTTGTATTTCTTAACATATGATACATAAGCTCACGCATAATAGAAGACTTACCCATACCTGCACCACTTGTAAAGGTAACAAGCTCACCAGTACGCATACCATAAGTCTTATCATTCAGTTTATTCCAAGGATATAAACAAGTCTCACAATACTCTTCTTCAAATAATGTAGACTTTAAATCTTTTAGATTGACTATACCTGCAGGAGTATAAGGTTGTGCATTCCACCATGCTCTTGAAAACTCCTCACGTTTACTAACCTTTAAGTATTCATTTGCATCTTTGTATTCCATGTGCATAATCTTACACTTGTTAGGTGAAAATAATTGTGCAACCTTTTCACTTGCTTCTCTTCCTTGCTTGTCCATATCAAAAGATATAACAATATTCTGAAAGCTATCTAGGTATTCAAATGCTTTTTTACAATCACGTAATGCTGAATGAGCACCTGTCTTAACAGATACACATGCCCACTTACTACCTAATAATTCATAAGCAGACATAGCATCTACTTCACCTTCAGTAATTGTAATGTACTTACCATTAGGAGCAAAGATATTCTGACCAAACAATCCTGCATCAGTCATACTACCTTCAGTCCACATGTTTTTTGTAGCCACATCTCTTACCTTGTTTGCAATATTATTACCACCTTCATCAAAGTATTTGTAGATGTGGTGTGTGTTCATATTACCATTGACTTTAACATCTGTGTTATATTTTTGTGCAGTTTCTTTTGATATACTACGTTCACTCAACGCACCTAAAGTTCCTACAGTTTTTATAACACTTTCTGTTTTCATTGGTATAACTTTTTCTGCTTCCATTTTATTTCCTTTGCTATTAAAATGTGTACCACATACAAAACAATGACTATAACCTTCCTTATGTTGTACGTTGCCATCACTTGATCCACAATTAGGACAAGGACCTCTGTCTAACCATTGTTTATCCATAGTATTAATCCAAATCATCTAAAGTATTATCATATAAATCTTCAACAAAGTCAAGCTTATCTTCCATTACTTCTTTCGTATCTTGTTTGGCTAATGATTTAGCTTCTCCTATATCATAACCTTCAGCAAGATATTCTTTTAGAAACTCACGATAAACTTGACGTTGCTCTCTTTCCCAAAGTTCTTTGCTAGTCATCTTTCCTCTTCCATGCTTGAGGATCATCAGACCATACATGATCTGCCCAATGCCAAGGATAAATATCTCCATGCATGTCTGGCTCATCAGATTTTCTAGGTGATATGCCATATAAATCTTTCATATCATCTATTAAATCTAATAGTTGTTCTATTTCCCAGACAGTTATATACTTAATGCCTGACTCTCTATAACTATTTGCAAAACTATTACCTGAATTAAAAATATCAAGTAAACCTTTCTTTTGTTTGGCATTTAAAACCATAGCCACTTTTTCTTTAACTTGCGTCTTCATTATTTTTTTCCTTTCGTTGTTATAAACATCTGCTTCTTTCTTTAACCAATCAGTAAATGTATTAGTCATTCTTATCTTCCTTCTCTATGTGTGTTGCATCTGGATTTTCTACTGGCATTGCCCATCCATCTGCAGTTGTAAACTCTTTGTCTAATCCTAATCTATTACGCAACTCATTACACTTCTCATTTAATTCTTTTATACGTATGTATGCATCACGCAACTGTCTTTGTAAATCTTTAACATTCTTTCTTAATATTTCTTTTTCTGTCATCATTGCACTCTCAATATTTGTAATGTTTCGTTGTCTTCAAATGGATCTATGCCAGACATATCATTTCTGTCTAGCAATCTATCGATATAATCTCTCGCATCTGTTTCTGTTTTAAAATAGATAACATCTCCTGAAAATGTAGCTAATGGTTCTAATATAATATCTTTATCTTTTGATAAAAAACATACAATATAATTATTATTTACTGTCATGTTCCTACCAATCCAAACGTACCTAAAAACATCATTACTATTAAATACATAAGCCATAATAACACAATGTATTTACAAATGTCAAATAATATTTTAATTATTTTACCCATCATACGCATCTAACTCTACTCTCTCTTCTCTCATTTTATAATAGTCATTCCCTACATCATACCAATCTGGCATAGGTCTTGACTTCTCCCACTTGGCTATATCTTTCTTATCATTCACATAATACTTTCTGTATGCTAATACACTCTCATCAGACGCACACTTGTATTCTTCTGGCATACATTGTGGGTGTGGTGTTCTTTCCATAGGTTTATATTGCAATGTACCCCAATCTGTTTCTCTAATATCCATGATAACTTGTTGACATTTATGTATCTTGTTATACCTTCTGGTGTATTCAAAGCATAGCTCCATACCATGTTGTACTAGCCAACTAAAATTATCAGCACTATCTCCTGCCCATAGTGTACATGGGTGGTTCTTATGTGCTTCCTTGTATGGTACTAGATGTCCTTGTCCATGCCTATGTAATACTGAACATAACATTTGTGCAGTTTCCAATGGCATCTTTACTATGTGTTTATCACATTGCATTTGTGCAGATATGATAGGTGATTCGTCTAATACAAATATGTTCATAGTTCCACCACCTCTTCCAAATCATCTTCCTCAATACTATCACATATAAACGAATGGTCAAACTTATATGTGGTTCTCCAATATCTTACCTTTCCATTTTTATCTTCAGTTTCAAATGTAAGTTCACTCACATATAAACTTTCTAATTCTTCTTTAGTCATACTAATCTCCTTTTAATTCTTCTAAATTAAATTCTACTCTATCTTCCATACTGTTGTCAACCATTATATTTTCTCCACTTTAATTTCCCAAGCAAACTCTCCATCATCATCATGTGGATTTTCAAATAGTATAGCATCATTTCCATAGTCGTCAAGGAAATTTATATTTATTTCTAAATTGTGAGATTTTAAAAGTTTATTTATAATACTCACTCCATATTCAAAGCCATTAGATTTATAGCTATCATTGAATACTATCTCTGCTTTATCAAATTTTCTTTTCATCTGTGTAACACTCCCATTTTAACTAACACATCTAATTCTTTTTGTGTCATCTCTTGTACTTTATATACTGATATGAAATCACAATTATCATCTTCGTATATATTAGTATCTTCATCAAAGTAATTTTCAAATATTTCTTCTTCTATTCCTTCAGCATACACTTCTCGTATCATATCTTTATCTGTAATAGACTCACCATTCTCATAGTGTGCTTCACCATAATCTTTAAACCATGAGTAATCATATAATTCACAATCACCATATTGTATTTTAAATTTTACAAATATCATTCTTCATACTCCTTATCTAACATATAATCTTTATACATGCCTTGTATTTCTTGTACTATTTCTTCCACAGTAAGTTCTTTATTAGCAAGTCTGCCAATCAAATCTGGCAACCACTCTAGGCAATCAGAACTATCACCATGCATAAATCTATGACCTAACCAATGTCCAATCTCTTGTGGTGTTAATACAGTTTCTTTAATCATTCTGCTTTCTCCTTTTCTAAACAAGAATTACACATGACAGAATCATCAGGTAATCCCCACATTTCACCTTGAAAAAATGAACACTCATCTTCATAGTGTTCTACATGCCCACAGTAATCACATTCCATAGTTATCATTTTAATATCCTTTCACTTCTATGTTCATGTCATGCTCCCATTTATTTTTAGTTATTATAAAACCTATTCTATTAACCCAATGGTATCCACTTGTTACAATCCATGTACCATTTTCTTCTAGTACTGTCCAGATATATCTTTCACCTTCTGGTTTCTTCATAGTTTCTATAAACTCTTTATCATCTACCCATACATCTTCATGGATAGGTATATACTTATTCAGAAATGTTTTACTATAAATAGTTTTCCATTTATTTCTAAACTCTGTTAATTTATATCCTCTGCTACGCATAATGATTCTTTTCAAAAAATTCTTGTATTACTCTCAAGTCTTTGTAATTATGTTCTTCTAATAAAGATGTTGGAATTTCATCAGCACCTTCCACATCATAGTATTCTTCATAGTGGCTTTGCTCATCATCAATCCAAGCATCATGTAAGTAACCAAAATGTTTTTCAGCTAGTAGTTTATTCATCTTCATTCTCCTCTATCCATTCTATTACTGATTGAAAAGCATG